GGGCTGTCAGGCTCGAAGGTGATCTGGAAAGGTCACCATCATTCCTGATGGTCGGTACACGGTCCGGTGGGACCGCATGGAACCACAGCTTTCGCCGAGCAATGTGGTTAGTACAGACAGCCTCGACTGTCTAGGCCAAAAGACTATTGGCCTCTAAACCTCACGGAACTGTGAGGTTCGCCAACCAGGTGGCCACACCTGGAGTGTCGCTCTGGTGATTTTGTCACCAGGCTGCGGCACATTAAAACGTTCTCCCGAACGTTTACACCGGTCATGATGCCCGAGGGCAGATCGGCAATTGGAGCCACATCTGACTCCATAATTGCGCACTGTCTGCGCAATTGTAAGCCTCAGCTTGAGGCTTGGCCCTGAGTTAATCAGGGTCTGACACATCGGGTCGTCCCCGATGTAAATCCATCCAGAGAGTGATCTCTGGATCGATTTCTCCAAGTCCACCATTTTGGTGAACTTTTCTTTCCCTAGGTGAGCCAGGGAAGACCTCCTAGAAACTGGAAGGTTTTTCCGCCAAAAACGGGCGGAATCACGGACCCATTGGTTGAAGGTCCGTTGTTCTCTGACCTTCCGGCCAGAAAAGAAGGCCCTGAAATTAAGGACCCTCTCCACTTCATCTGAAAATGAAGTAAAGGGCACGAAGCCGTGCACTGAAGCCTCGTTTTCCAACGAGGAGAAGTCGAACTTCGACCCGTAAGGGTCGAGGGGGACTGAAACACCTCGATCATTGAGGTGTTTGATGACGAATTCGTCATCATAAACCACATCCGAATGTGGTTTAAGGAGGTCAATGTCCTCCTTGTCCTCGATCAAGCGAAACTTTGCAGTTTCCTTGACGAGGATCCTCACCTTGTCCGGTGAGGAAATACCCTTCTTGAGACGGGTATTGAGGCTCGAAAGGGCCTCAAGTTTCAGGAATCGCTCCCTGAAATCCGAGATCGAAAGGATCTCGTAAATGTAGCCGATGTACGGCCACATCCACCCTGGAATCAGGGTGTCAAGGACCGGGAAACCGATCCCACCCCCGGAAGGGGGTAATAGATAGGGCAATGTGAGTTGCCCTACAACAGAGTATTTATATGCTCTGTTAAAAATCAGCTCATAATAGCTGATGATGGCCGTCTTGTACAGACGGTCTTCAAAGTAACCGAGCTGGTTACTTAACATCCTCCCTTTTCCGAGGATGGAACTCCGGTTCTCGGAGTGTTCACGACACATCGTCGTGAGTAGACGTGATTTGATCACGTCTATGTACGAGACCTTAATGTCTCGTAATTGTCCCTGCAAAAGGACATGATCCTCACAAAAGATGAGGATTCTCCTGGAAACAAGGTCTTTCCAGGATGCCTTCCAGCCGAGAGCCTGGAATATCCTACGGAAAAGTAGGACAACGGCAAGGGATTGCCGTAATGCGGCGACATCGTCGCCACATATACAACATGGATCTCTATGTTGTAACTGGACAACTGGCATTGTCCATATCTCGACCGGCATGGTCGAGTAGTACATGGTCATCTCTTCGATGACCATATTCTCAAGCGTAAGCGTGAGAAACGAGAACGGCTCCCCCATAAAGGAGCCGCGCTCATGGCGAAACGATTCGCCAATGGTGCTGGTGACAGCATCATAGTATCTCGGATCAACCGAGATCTCTCGTCGACAAGTGACGAGATTAAAGAAGACCCATAAAGGGTGTCTTCTTGGGAGACTTCGCAAGAAGCCTCTCCACATCGCCTCAATAACTTGAAGCGGAATTAAGTCCGTGGCGGACTTATAGTCTGTTGATTGACAGACTGGATCAGGGAAACGTGAGCTTCCCTCTAAGTTCTTTGTCAAGAACTTGAGAAAGGTCCACATTTTATTAGTGGACCTGAGCCCAATACGGGCCCGACCATCTCTCGCGAGGATGGGTTCAGCCATGAATCTCATGGCTCGGCAGACCAGGGTGAACCAGGTCTGATTCTTGCCGAGGGGCCTGGTCTTTGCACCAGGCTCAGCGAGGCAAGTAAGCTCTG